TCTGTGAGAAATAGCATACCAGCATCAGTTAATCGTAAGCCACCTTCGTCTTTAGCTCTTGTGTTTTGCCACCATGCAGGCAAATACTGCTTCATGGTTGCTTCGTTAATGCTAATGTCTGCTTGTTTTAAGAAGACCTTTGTATAGGTTTCTTTCCAGTTCATTTACTTCTTCTTTGGCTTGGGTGGTGTAACTATACCTTCGCGAATTAATTTTTCTCTATTCGCCATATGTTTCATTTGAACTTCTTCTTTCGATCCGCCGAAGTATGCTACAGCATATCCCTCTTCAATAAGTATGTCAGTGCATCTTTTGTCGTCTGTGATAAAGTCTCCAAGGATTCTTCCGAATTTTCCTTTTTTGTCTTCTCCACTTCTGTCAATTTCTGTTTTGAGTATTTGCATGGATCCGATTGGTAACAGTTCTTTAAGTCTTGCTTTTGATGCGAGTCCAAATGCTTTCTCCACTTTATCACGTGTTCTGGATTCTGGAGTGTCGATGCCCATCATACGAACACGTTCTTTGTGCATCCACATGCCAAAGCCAAGATCGATATCAACGTCAACTGTATCTCCGTCTACTACTCTTAAAATTTTACATTTATATTCATACATATTATTTGCCCTCTGTGGTTACTTTTCCATCTGTAAGTTCCACAACAGTAAACTCGTCAGTATTAAATAAGTCGTTTAACTTTTTAGCAAGGTTGTGTGCATGTCCTGGATTACTAAAAGAAACTTTCTTATACTTAGGTCCTGGAAAACTTGATAATGAATTTTGTGTTTTTAGATTGAAAGGTTTTCCCTGATAGAAAACTGCCCAAATCGCATCAGCCGCGAGTATTTGATCTGACTTGTAAGTCTTCTTATCAATGTACTCCAACAATATTGTTGGTTTAGGTCTACTCATATACGTGTCCTTTATTATAAACTACGTATATATTTATCCTAATTCTCAGTAATTGTTATGTTGAATGCTGTCGTTATTCGCGGTACATTAGATTTTTGTACAGGAATACTGTGGTTTAAGTATGGTGCAAAGAATATCATATCGCCTTCTAAGGCATCTGCATTAATGACTTCTTTTGGCCACATTGTAGGTAGGTTATCTGTAATAGGTGTAGGAGCACTGCTACGTATGCCATTGCTTGATGGATTATAAAATATTGTAGGGCTATGATGTTCAGGATCGAACTTCACATAATGTACTGCACTAATTTGTATTGTTCTTGGACTTGATAAGTGATTGTGTGTTTCTCCCCAACCACCTTTACCTGTTACGTTATACCAAGCATCAATACCAACCTTCCAGTTGTGTGTATCTTTATACCCGTATTCGTTTAGGAATTCTTGTATTGTTGATTGATATTTAGGAAGAATGTCTTCCCAGTCTACTGGCCGAGCGCCTGAAAAATAATCACTGTATACATTGCAGAAATCGCAATTAGGACCTTTAACATTATATTCACTTTCTATGTTTGAAACGAAGAAACTCTTTAGTTCTTCTTGTTGCTTAACTTTTACCTTGTATATGTCTGTCGAAAACAAAGTTTGTTTTATCATTACTCTTTAAATCCACCACCGTCCATTTCGACGTTGACAATTTCAGAATCTTTTTCAACTGCCTTGGTAGCAATAAACTCTTCGATGTTACCAAGTAGTCGGGCATTGATTTGCCCTAATGTGAGTGCAAGTATTTTGGCATCGTCGAGTGTTAGTCTTACATCTTTAGCATTGCCTTGCTCGGCGGCTCTTACTTGCGAAAAAAACTTTTCTAAAGGTATAGTATTAATTGGATCTTTTTGCATCTGCATTTGCCTTTGAAAGTTCTGAACGCATTTCAAGTTCTGACTTAAATGGTCCTTTTGAAAAATAGTTTTCACATGTTACCATTTTAGGACAAAAACTTCTTACCCAACCTTTGTCAAATTTAATAATGTAGTAACCTGCACAATATAAACTTTTAGATTTTTTACTTTTTGTAAACAGTGGTAGTTTCTTTTTTACATCATACATACTGTTATGCGGTACACATGAAGTTGGAAAGCCATGTACTTCTTTATCTGCAACTTTTGTTTTGTTTGCATCAGAAATAGTTGTTTCCCATTCAATTGCAATCTCTTTAGATAAGTGCTTTTCGCTTTCGTAAAATTTTGTATGTGTGTTACAACAATACATATAAGTTTTATCTTCTTGCTTTGAAAGAGTACCAATACGTTCTCCGTCTTCTTCCACAATCCAAAACTTGCCTGCTACAATAGATTTTCCTTTAATAGTCATTTATTCCTCCTAATACTTCAGTTGTTATGACAGTTACGTCTAAACTTTTGTTTGCCGCCAAAGCCGCATATAATCTTGTTCTGCCATCGATAACATATCGACCGCTCTCTACTTCTACAATCAAAGGTGGACGACATGTCCCGGATTCTACTGCTTCAATAATAGGCTCTAAAGGAAACTCTCTTTCGCGATCATCACGTCGATCACGTTCTTTCTGTTCCCTTATATACACTTCTCTATACCCTTCTTTGCCACTTATATTTGTTAATGCTTTAACCATATAAGGGTCTTGAGGCATATTGTCTAAGTTATTTAACTTCAAAATATCATCAACCTGTATATTTTGGACAGGTAGTTTGCTTAACATCATACCAATCTTCTTGGCGGCATTCTCTCTTAAATGCTCTTGATGTGGAAAACCATTGCCTATATTCATAGGTATAGTTTTAACAAGATCTTGTACTGCTGGTTCTAAAGAACATATAAACTCATATGCGTCAGCATAATCTTCGTCCATTAGTTGCATACATATCTCGCATTTAAAGGTTCACTGTAACTTTGTACTTGCTCACCTACTTTAACAAGATCGTGTTTAGCACAAAACTTCATAAGTTTAATACCTACTTGTGTAATTGCTTTAGGCTCTACAGTAGCCTCTTTGATTACACTATCAATAATACTTCTAATTTCACTTGGCTGTGCAGTCAAATCACACAATACAACATTACGTGTGTAGTCGTCTAACACACGATGCTCTTCACCGTTATGATCTACCCAACGTTGTAACATCATGTTATTCCAGTTGTAGCCTTTACTGTCTTTATCTGCAAATGCTTCTGTTAATCCTACCTTGTTCTTAGTACCTTTTACTCTAACACCAGGATAAGCACTAAACACGTTATCACTTGTGTCGCCTCGCATACACTTTTCAAACAACATAAATGCAGGATTAGGTGCAGGCTTCTCTGAGCCTGTCTTCTTATCTAAAACACGATTACCTTTCTTGTCAAAGTAACCTTCATGTGTAATTGTAATATCTTGTATACCGTTGTACTGTTTACAGTTAGGCGCAATCAATTGTGCAAAGTCACCGTCAGTACTAATAATAACATGATTGTCGTTAGGGTGTGATTGTACCCAACCAGCAATAAGATCATCTGCCTCAAGTTGCGGATTTTGTAATACAGAACAATTAGTCTTGTTTCCTACATAGTCCTTGAACTCATCAAAGCACTCCCAGAACACTTCATCTTCTTCTTGTTGTTGTGCAGTAGCCGCCGCACGAGCATCACTTCTATTTCTCTTGTAAGGCTCATAAAAGTCTTTACGCCAACTACGTCCTTCAAGACAAAATACAACATGAGTACCGTCAAAGTCTTGCCAAGCCTTTCTAACGCCAGCAAGTGTAATATGAAACGCCATACCAATCTTATCAGTAAGGTTACCTCTTATCACATGCCTTGCACGGAAAAAAGTGTTAGCAGTATCAACGAGTATGTAAGTTGCCATTAAGTTGTCCTCTTGTTAAATTATAGTATTATTATACTACTTTTTAGCAGTGTTGTCAACCGGTTTATTTGCTTGTGCTTGTGTTTTATAGTTCTCTTGGATTTGAGTTAACACTTCCTTGTTCATAAAAGGAATAGCATTCATTTCGTTAGCATCAAAACTTCCAGTCAAACGTAGGTCAAATGCTACACTAACTCTTGGATCTTTTGAATCATGTTCGCCTGTATAGTGTTGTGTACTACTTGGAAACATTACACAGCCACCTTTTTTATTTGGTAACCCAAGTTTTGATTCCGGATCATAACAACTTCTATAAAATGTTGAAGTTGAATAATCTTCTAAATGTATGTTACCACTCAAATAAGAATCTGGCTGAGCACCGTGTGAGTGTGGAGCCATTGCTTCACTTTGTTTAAGAATGTTTGCCCAACATACAATCTGCAAGTCTTTTAATTCAAGTTGTGCAGTTTGTACATATTCGATATACGAATATCTTAAGAATGTTAATAGTTCGCTAAATGCAGGATTGTCTTGTGAAAGTAAATTATACTTTCCAAAACGTGTAGTAATATGATCCTCACTTAATCCAGTACCTCCTGTTGAAGTGTACTCGTACTTTTCTAAAATATCTTTTTCGTTTTCTAAGATCCATTTTTTAATAGCATCTACATGCTCATGATCTGTCCAGTTAGTTAACCATAATGGAATATTCCAACTTGGTGCAAACTCAGTTAATGGGTGAAAACTTTTAATTCTTACGATTGACATTACTTAACCTCCGATTTATCTTTGCCTAAATTTTTAGTTTTAATAAATCCTGCTCCTCGATCTGTATTGTGACCTTCGTCCTCTAATACATTACGAGCAAGATCTTTAAACCACTGATCAACTATTTCTTCATTTGTTTCGCCAGTGTAACCAGCATCAAGTAGTTGTTCAATAAATTCATTATTCCAATCAAGTTCAAAGAACCCATTTCTAATGTTGTCTGCGTTAACTTGTGTATCAAGCACACCGACCCAGGGTTTCTTGTTTTTAGTTGCTTGTTTCTTTTCCTTTAGCATAATATCTCTATGCGAAAGTTCTTTATCTTTTGAGGCCGTTTTCATGCCCAACATGTCTTTCATCTTATCTAACATATATTACCATCCTGCCTTTCGTATTTTATCTGAAGGATCTTCAGTTTGATCCTTTTTGTTTTGTTTGTCTTTATTCATTTTATCAAGTTCCCCACGCATTTCCGAAGAGTGAAATGTGTAGTCTGGGGGTGAATCTCCATCCCCGCTCCATACACGCTTCAGCCACCTCTTTAACGTTGAGAACATATTCTTCACTACGTCCACCCAACGGCATAAGATATACTGGACACTCGACCCCGGCGCTCCTATACTCATCAACAGCTCTTGTAACTTCATCAAAATCTTTTTCAGTAGCGACAACAAACTTGAGATACAAGTTGCTATCAGTAACAGTAATATACTGTTTAGCCACATCAGGTTTAATAGCAGTTTCCCAAGGTTCTCCGCTAACTGAAAGTTTTGGGGAACAAGACCAAGTGACTTGGATTCTGTCTTGATTGTTGAGATAGTTGAATAGATCATCGTGTAAGTGTTGTGTAGTGTTTGTTTCAAATGTAACATTTTTTAAGTCCTGCATACGTGGATGCTCAAATAATTCTACGTACAATCGTTGCCACGCCAACAAAGGTTCGCCTCCTGTCATAATTAAATGGATGTCTTGACCGTTGTCCATAGTCCATTTGCCTTCTGGTAATAAACTTAACAAGTGTTCAACTACTTCGTCTACAGTTGCTTGTTTATTAAATTTCTTAAACTCAGGATAGATACTTGCATATGTATCACAGCCTGTATGTATAATAGGTAAGTCGTTAAATTCTTTTGTAGTTTCATGTACACCTGCATCAAGTAAGTCTTGCACTTCTTGATTGCGAATAATTCCAGCCTTTTGTTTTTCATCTCGCATCGGTTCATTTTCTAAACCAAAGTTCATACAACGAAAGTTACAACCAAATGTACGTAAAAATACACTTGGAACACCTACGTAACGTCCTTCACCTTGTACACTATAAAATGCTTCGCTATATCTAAGTTTCATGTCTATTTCCCACAAGCATATGATTGTTGAAGTTTAATGTTATCCATAAACTCTTTTTTAGTAGCCGCATCGTCTTTAAATGCACCTTTGAGTACAGTTGTTTGTGTAAGACTACTGTGTGCCTTTACACCTCTGTTTTCAACGCAACCATGTGTTGCTTGAACATAAACACCTAAGTGTTCTGCACCTGTTGCCTTTTGAATCTCTCTAACAATATCGTTAGCAAGTTCTTCTTGCAATGTACCACGTTCAGCACACCATTGTGCAATACGTGTATACTTAGACAAGCCAATTAGTTTGTCTGCGGCAATTATACCAATGTATGCTACACCTCTTACAATTTGATGATGATGTGAACACATACTTGTAAGTTCACTTCTAACAACAAGCATACCTTCGTAACGTGATGCACTGTCATTTGGAAACGCAGTTGCCTTAGGCATTGGGTCATAACGTCCTGCCATTAGTTCGTTGATATACATCTTTGCAAGACGTTTACCAGTTCCCATACTGTTAGGATCATTATGTCTGTCAATCAACAACCTATCAAGTACCTCTTCAAATGCTTCTGAGGCTTCGTCGATAAGTTGTTGCTTTTCACCTTCTTTTAGATGCTCAGAGATATTATCCCCTGCCCAATAACGGGCATCTGCTTCTTTAAGGCGTTTTGTTACTTCTTCATACTTTTTCATTTACTTCTCCGAGTTATAGACGAGGATGTCTATTTGTTATATTATATAATATATTTAGATCAATGTCAATGACTAATACAATGGATTTAACCAAAGTACTTGTTTAACATTTCTAAACGATCATGTGCCGCGGCCATTTTATCAAGTTCTTTTTGAATAGTTTCGATGATATCAGAATGTTCTCCAATACCTACAACCTTACTCATATAAACTTCAACGTTAGCCTTGTGCAATCCAATCTCCGCTTCTGCGTGTTTGATTGCCGCATTTATCATTGTTTCTCTCAACATACACTTCCTTCCATTTAGATATAAGGGACAAATTCCTCTGCAATCAATTTATGTGCATCATAATTATAATGTTCATCATCAATTAAAAAGGTTTCAGTTACGCCCTTGGTTTGTAAAAACTGCTCTACAGTTTTGTTGGCTACTACATTGTGATTGCAGTCTCCAATGATATTTAGATCTTTCGGTAGCCATGTGTCTTCATTCATGGCAAAGATCTTAAGTTGTGCATTATTTTCTTTGCACAACGCATTCCAAAGATATACTTCTTTGAAAAATTCTCTTTGAGTTACAACAGTCATTAACTCATAATTTGCTTTTAGTCTTTGATAACCATCTGTTTGCAGATTAGGTTCATTTAAATCAAAAGGATCAAATGTCATACCAATCGCGGCAGGTATAGCAAAGTCTCCTGCAACTGTTATTCTTCCTCCATCAAAACTTTTTAGTGTGTCATTCCACATACTAATATTATAACAGTCGATACGTTCTTTTGTTTCTTCCAACCTCATATGTGCATCAAGTGGAATAATATTTTCGTAAAAGTTTGGAGTACTATAACCAAATCTAAAACGATTCCAATAAGTTTGTTGTATAATAACTTCGTCAATGTCTTTATATGTTTTAAATAAAAAAGCAAGACGCTCACTGTAATCATACCAACCTCTACCAGGACAAGCAAATATAACACCGTCCTTGTCTTGATTGTTAATATAAATTTCTGCCCAGTTGTTTTCATTCCAACGGTCTCTTGTACCTTTGGCGTTAGAGTAACTATACCCTGCACTATGACTACAACCTAAGACAGCAGTTCGCATTACACACAATCCCCTTCAAGGAATAAGTCTGGTTGATTAGGATTTTTAATTTTGTACTTTTGCATGTTTGGAATAACTCCACGTACACCGCCTTTTGGATCAGTCATGTCGCCTTTGCGTCTTGGAATTAAATGTACATGCGGATACATAACAGTTTGTCCTGCTTCTTCACCAATGTTCTGTCCTACATTAAAAGCATCGCAGTAACCACGTTCAATCCAATCGTAACCCCATTTGTACGCCGCTTCCCAGCACTTGACTATTGATTGCCAGTCCTGCTCTTTAGGTACAAAAAGAAGATGTCCTTCTGTTACTGGATAACCATCTCTAAAAACTTTAAAGCCTTTTGCATCAAGTAATTCATCGTTCCAAGGTGTTTCGCTTAATTGCATTTAGTATTCTCCTACGTTCTCCCAAGGATAAACTAACCACACGTCTTCCTCGGCTTTGTTAACTTCATGACAACTATAATTTACTAAATCAAAGTTGCTGGCTAAATTTTCTGTAAGGGTAGCAAACCTTACACTATGACCCCACACAGTTTCCCATGAGGATTCTTCTGGCAAACAACTTGATTGCCAATCGTTCTTAATCCAATCAAATGTAGCACCAGTATCGTTGATGTCATCTACAATAAGTATCTTTTTTCTTAAACTTGGATCCCATCTTGAACCTGATACTTTAGTTTGTTGTCCTGTAGTATCTTCATTGTAACCAAATGCATCACTGGCCATCCATAACATACTATCGCCAGTCTTACCTGTTTCGCCATCACGCAAACTTACTTTAAGTGCTTCACAACGTATACCGGTCATGTTACTAATAATAGTAGCAGGTACATTACCACCACGTGTAATACCTACAATGTAATCTGGTTTCCAATCTTCTTTGTACATCTGATTTACAATTTGTGTACACATAGTTTCTACATCTGCCCAACTGTAATAATGCTTCTTAATCATACTTGACTCCTTATATCTAACATTTGTTGATTGCCTTTTTGAACAATAATTCCAGTACCGTTACCTTTGCCTGCTTCTACAAATTTTAAAGCAGGTACAAATCTTGCGTTAGATCTAAATCCTGTAGCACTATGATTAATACTACTTTTAAAGAAGCAGAGTCTGCCTGGTATTGGTGCGATACTTAACACCAACGGATTTGTGTTTCCTTTTACATCTTGAAGTTTATAGTCACCTAAGTCTTCATCTGTAATAAAGAATTTTGTTTCGCCTTTTTCATCTGGATCCCATTTACTATTACAGTAATAGAGCAATGTCCAATCACAATCATCTTTGTGATAATAAGCATCTTCGCCCATTGCAAAAAAATTTAAATTACTTCTACGATATTCTAAACCTTCAAGGTCTTCAAGTTTTTCATTAACTACGTTCCACAGAGTTTGCCATGCATGAAAGTGTTCGAACTCAAAGCATTGTAACCCTGTAGGTGGTTGATCTGGATTATCTTTTGTACCATACTTAAACGGTGCGTCCATAATATTTGTTTCCATAGCACTAATGGCACTTGCAGAGAACATATTATCGTATGTGGTTATAAGTCCGTCAAAGTATACAGTTTTATCCAATGTTATTCTCTCTTTCATTTAGATACGTCTCGTTGTGTACCCATCTATATCCTGCATTGGACCAACTCTCTCCAGTATTGCCTCCATGTACAAAACGTACAAATCCCCATTCTTTCTTTTTACGGCCCATATAAAATAAACTTACACAAGGTATTTCATTACCATCTTTGTCTTTAGCAAGTTCTAACCAATGTAAGTCTTCTGCTTTTTTATATCTATAACTACCTGGACCACGCCATACTTGTGTTGCACCAACAACATTACCTTCTTGAGAACGAACTGGAATATGTTCCCAATATCCTCCGCTAATAATATATGCTCCCCAATTCCACGGGTGATCATGTAATGTAGGCTCATCGCTTACAAGAATCTTATGCAAGGTTACATTAAATGGAAACCATGTACGATTCTTTAAAAACAAATAGTAACGAATAAGGTATGGAACCTTACCTGTTCTATCTGTAATTACTCGGCGTCTTCCGAGCACCTCCATTAACTTACGTAAGAAGTTCAATATCATCTTTATAATCATCTTTCACTAAATTGTACACTTCTAAAAACTTTTCGTATTGTATTCTAAGTGCAGGATACTGTAGTATCATTTCGTTAACTTTATATTCACTTGGCCAATTATCATCTGCACCAATAATTGTAGAATCAGTTAAACCTAAATCAGGCATTGTTACTGTCATGCATGAATTATCAACAAGTGGATCAAATGTATATTCATACTGTGGACTTGCTATACGAGAAT